CACCATTCGAGACCGTGGTCTTCGAAGTAGGTCTTACGATACATCTCAACGAAGTTATTGATGCGGCTTGCGCTTACGACTAGGTCAGGTACTGCTACAATCGTACCTGCGTTCGTCGCGACAGCGCTCTTCGCCTTCGCTTCAGACTGCGAAGCTTGACCATTGGATTGTGACATAGCGTTTATCTCCTGAGACAAGGTGTCTCGCAGATAACGCGATGCTTGCTATGCAGTTCTCGCGCAGCGTCCGCCTGAGCAGATACTCACCGTACTAACTCCCAATCGAGATACCGACTGTCTCGGTGAGCATCGCTCGCAAGGCGTAAGCCGTACCACGACTGCTCATATATAGGGTTCGCGGTGGGAATCGCCGAAGGGGGGCCTCAAAACGAGGACGAGGACGAGTATGGCTATTAGCTCCGCGAAAAATTTTCCCGGAATATCAGATAAGCTAAAATCATTAATATTGTTAACAGAAAGCTCAGTTGCTACGCAATCGTGAGCGAAGCTCAATGAGTATAGGCGAGTTGTTAACTTTGTTGCAAGTGCTTTGTTTGCAAAGAGTTTTGCACAAAAAATTTTCTTGACAAATTCGCATTCTTGTGCTAGGCTACTTACGTATGCAAGTAGAACTCTATCTGTGATATTGACGTTCGACAGTCGTTAAGGAGTCAATCATGGCTGACGTTGTCGAGAGTAAGTGTGTCGTTTGTGGGCAAGGCTCTTCGCGCAGTGACTGGCGAGATAAGAAGAATCCCGCCTGCGATCATCATACAGCCGAGGAAGTCAAAGAGGCGATAGCCAAGCTGACCCCGCCTGCGGTCGCGCCGAAGCCAAATGGAGGAGCAAAGGTTCCCCCACCCGCGGCGCCGTCTGGCAAGTAGCCTCAGGAGCGGCTCGTGGAGTCTCGTTTCTTAAAATTTACGCAGCACCTCCCGACAGCTTTAGAGCCTCGCTTCGTGAGTATTCGAAGTGACACAATTACTTTCTTCTACACAAAGCGTGTAGGAGATTTATTTTGTGTCTGTATTGGTAACAACAACGGAGCTGATTTTGAGGTTTCGGAAAGCTATGAGGAAGTCGAGCGAGTTGTTCTTTCAGCAATAGCTCTGGACCGGCTTGACAGATGAAGATTAGTTCACAAGCGAAAGCTAATCAAAACTACGCCAAGACGAACATCAAACTGCCACAGATAGCTCGTTGGCGCATAGCAGGGATTAGCGATACGAAGATTCAGCAGCTTTTGGGTATGAGCTCGAGCGGCTTGGCCCAAATTCTGGCGACGCAAGAGTATCGAGACTACGAGGCCGCGCTGCTCAATGGCCATTTGAGTGCAATGGACCGAGCGCTCGCTGGTAAGGTTGAGGCTATACATCAAGAGCTTCGAGTTTGCGTTCCTGCGGCTGTGAGATGTTTGGTGGATGCTGTGACACAAAGACGTGACTTAAAAACTGCCCTCGCTGCGGCCAAGGAAATACTCGACCGAGATCCCGACCACGTCCTTCCTGCGAGCAAGGCTGATGAGAGCGTAGCTCCGGGAGTACCAGCCGCAGTCCTTGAGGCGGCGGCTGAAGAGGGTAACAAGATAGCCCAAACGTACGACAATAAGGATAAACAGAATGTCAATTAGCCAGATCCAGATCAACAATTGGTTCACTTATCACACTCCCACCGCGGAGCAGCTTCCGAAGTATCAGGCCATCCGCGAGGCCGGTAAACATCTCGCTGAGGTCATTGTCGCGAACACTCCGTCGAGCGCGGATCAAGCCGACGCGGTTCGAAAGGTTCGTGAAGCAGTCATGACGGCAAATGCATCGATTGCTTGTGGAGGACAATAATGGCAAGCTTCCCATCTCCAAGCTCACAGCCTAAGATGCACGTCGGCAAGGCCAATCGTCCGAAGCGCTCTTCGGACGGCCCCAATAACGGCCTGACGGCTCAGCCGCGTGACTACCCTATCACGGATGACTTCGCAACGAAGAAGGACGACTTCCCGACCTTTGCTGAGCGTCATCGAAATACTAATAACAAATCTGGCTTCAACTCGAAGCCGGCCTGTCCGCCCTCAGGGAGGTTAGCCCAGCCTCCTCCCTATGACCCCTGTCGAGGATACGGTCGTGAGGTCGGTCGAGATGAGCACGAGTCCTCGGCCGACACCGCGACCGCCAATCAGACGAAGCTTGTTCATAAAGAGGGGAAGAATCCTGGCTACTCTCAAATGAGAGGAATGCTTCAGAGGCCCGCAAACCAGATGCGTAGGCGTGGAGGCCTTACAGGTATGGCTATATCAGGAGCGAAGAAGCTCTTTTGACTTTTAGTCAGCTACTTCTTTTGGGGCATTTCTGAGCTCCGTTCTTTCCTGACCGGGGTTGTAACGACTCAGACGGCATACCATGCAGAGGGAGTAGCTGACACGGTTGCGGCCCCTCCTGCATGGGAGCCGGATAGTCAACCCCGGTCGCGAAGGGGCCGAAGGCCCCGAAGCCCGTACTCGATGGTTTTAGGAGTTTCGAACGACGAAAATGCAACGCTTTAGCCCAGTCGTGATAGCTCCCACTGACGACCCGCCCGTCAAGGTCGCTAAGATGAGGATTAACTCTCTTGGCTCGCTTTACTACTTCATCAAGAATACCCTTAAACGACGTCGTTTAGTCGACCACCTTCATAAGCCGTGGTGTATATCTCTGGAGCGTGATCATCTAAAGGATGTATACGAACTACCTCGCGACCATTTCAAATCCACTATTTGCTCCGAAGGCTTTCCAATGTGGAGGGCTTTGCCCTTTAGTCCCAGCGATGAGTTGGCCTTTCGCAATCTAGGCTACGGCGATGAGTTCATCGCCTTCATGAAAAGGATGCACCGTCGTGACTCGAGAAACCTCCTCGTCTGTGAAAACATTACGAACGCAGCGAAACTCGGTAGTCGTATCAGCGGCCATTATGGATCTAATCCTATCTTTAGAATCCTCTTCCCGGAAATCCTTCCGGACTCGTCATGCACTTGGTCGTCGTTCTCGCTGCATCATAAACGGTCGCAAGGCTCAGCTGCGCATGGCGAAGGAACCTTCGACTTCCTGGGCGTGGGTGGTGCGCTTCAATCCCGGCACTATGACGGCTTAATTGTACAGGACGACCTCGTAGGACGCAAAGCTATTGAGTCCATCTCCGTCATGGAGAAAACAGTTGAGTACCACAAACTGGTCGTAGGCGCCTTCGAGAATCCTGATGAAAACACTCACGAGAATGATGAGTTTATTGTTGGTAATAGGTGGTCCTATACTGATCTTAACTCTCACATTCGCGAATTTGAACCGTGGTTTCGCGTTGTTACTCATAGTGCTTTGGGCGGTTGCTGCTCTGACCACGCTCCTGATTCCCCTATTTTTCCCGAAGAGTTTTCGTTCGAAAAGCTAGAGCGTTGGCGCAAGCGTCTCGGCTCTTACCACTTCAGCTGTCAGTTCCTGAATAACCCTGCTGCTCCTGAGAATGCCGACTTCAAGGAAGAGTGGCTTAATACTTTTCACATCGAAGAGCCTAATGAGAAGAACGGCTTCCGACAGATGATCCGTCACGACGTAGTCAATGGAATCGTTCGTAAGGACTTCCCTGTAGCTCATCTACGCCTCGGCATGACAGTAGACCCGAATCATTCGGGCAACGCCGGTCTTGGGCGTTGCCGACATGCTATTCCAGTCGTAGGGCTTTCAGCGGAGGGAGATTACTACCTCCTCGATTATTTTGCTAAAGCCTCCGGCTACGACGAGTTCTATGGTGAGATTTTTAGACTGGCCGGCGATTGGAATCTTAGAAAAATCGGTGTTGAGACTGTTGCTTCGCAGAGATATATCGGACATCATATCGTGTCGATGGCTCGCTTGCGTGGACAGTCTCTACAAATTATTGAGCTAAAAGGCGAGGTCGAGGGTCCAGATGGTGAGCTGACTCGCAAGAAGGAGTGGCGTATTCGGAACGTCCTTGCTCCCATCTTTGAGGGTGATCATTTCTTCTATCAAAAGAAGCAGCAAGACTTCCTCGGAGAGTATACGACCTTCCCGAAGGGTCGCTTCGTCGATATCCTTGACGCCTTGGCATATATGCCTCAGCTTATCAAAGCGCCGCAGCGTTATGAGCAGTATCTACAGAGTTTGCTTGCAAATCAACGTGGGGCTAAGGAAATTAATAGGCCCTACTCAGTGACGGTGCATTAATGCGTAGATTATTTATCCTTGCTTTGTTGTTTTTGTTTTTCTCCTTCGGAGCTCGAGCTCAAAGAGTCACTCCTAAAGTTCTAGCTCAAACTGGAGGAGCTTGTGGAACTGGTGTAGCTCATTGTACAGTTCTCAGTTGGACAGCGTCAACGACTTCTGGAGTGACTTACAGTGTTTGTCGTAGCACGACCTCCGGCGCAGAGAATTGTACTGTTCCAATAAATACATCTCCGATTACTGGAACAAGCTACATCGATCCGATTACTCTGACAAATAGTCAGCAAACGTTTTTCTATGTCATTGTGGCGGTGGATGTGACGTCGTTTGGGACGCTAACTTCGTCCCCTTCGAACGAAGCATCCGCGACGTTTCCCGCGCTTCCACAAGCACCAACTAGCGCTACTGCAACTCCTCATTAGTCTTTGGAGGCTCTAGTGCCGAAGAAGCTTGTAGACTGCGTTCGTGATGTAAAGGCTCGTAAGAAGGGAAAGCGAGTTAATCCTTGGGCTGTCTGTATAGCATCGACAGGCTTGAAACCTCATAAGGAGAAGAAAGCAAAGTGATTCTTCAACTTGTTTTGGTGCTTGCTCAACTTGCTTCGCCCTGCGACGCTACGCTCTGGAAGCACGTTTACAATCCTTCTCGCTTGACGGTTCACGACCCTTGTGTTTCGGTTACTGGAACGATAGTTGATGCTACTAAAGGAAAACGTCATGACGGTTTGAGACACGAGGCCGATGGTGATACTCATGGTTGGTTGAAGCTCGATCCTGGACAGGAGAAGTACCTCAACGCAGGGAATAAATCCAACGAAGATGGGAATCTAGTCTTTGAGGTCGTTTGCAAGTTTAAGGTCACGCAAGCTGACGCTAAGGTGGCCTGCTCTGACTACGTAAGTACGATTGTAATACCTCCTGTCGGGACTCACGTTAGGATGACAGGCTCATGGGTCATGGATGACAATCATGCTCATTGGAATGAGATTCACCCGGTGTCGAGGATCGAGGTGATTAAGTGATAACTCAGCATCAGCTTCTTGACTTAGCTACCGAAACGGTAGCTGTTTGCTCAGTCCTTCATACTCTTCTTCCTCCTTGGGATTTTTTGAATGAGTTTCCTCGCGTCCAGAAGTATTACAAGCTCGTCATCTACGTCATTGGCTATCTTGCCTTGAATGGAAGAAGTACGGCGTATCAATCGATTTCTATGAAAAATCAGATCAAGAATGGAAATGGAGGTCAGCATGACGTTTCTCAAGAAGCTGGGAACCATCCTAGCTAATGTTGCAGGAATAGCTCTAGGTGTTGGTCCTTTGATCAAGCCGTTCCTCGGTAGCGGAAAGGCTGCTTCGGTCGTCTCGACTGGCGTTAACGACTTTACGGCGATAGCTCAAGTCGTAACGCAAATCGAGACTGCTTTGCAAGGTCCCAATCGAGGTTCTGAGAAGCTCGCTGCGGTGATTCCTTTGGTTGCTAATATCGTGAAAACAAGCGAGATCGTCTCTGGTAAGAAGATTGCCGACGAAGCAGCCTTCAATAAAGGAGTTCAGGGATTTGCTCAAGGGATGGTTGATGTTCTCAACGCGATTCATCCCGACGAGGCAAAGACGGAAAACAAACCGAACTAGATGCCTGATCAGATCATTCTCGCGAAGCTTTCTCCTGAGAAAACACTCGGACTTCGTAAGTTTTTGAGGAACCGAGTGCTAGAGCTTAAGTCGTCGATGAAGGAGCTCTATGAGGAGAAGGTCGTTAAATGGCGCGCCGCTTATGAAGCACGTCCTCGAGAGGAGTCTCGTCAGTTTCCCTTCCAGAACGCGTCGAATCTTATCATTCCGCTCATTGCAATTCATACCGACACCCTACATGCTCAGATAATGGCGGCTATCTTTAAGACCGATCCGCTAGTCGTGGCTCGAGTTCTTGGAGATTTTGGGCCTGAGAGCGACGAGCTTAAGGAGTCTTATCAAGAGTTCATGCAGTACGTCGGTATTGAGCCGGAGGAGCTTGACCTCTAT